AGTCTATATCTGAAGAGTTCTTAGCCACTGCCCGTAAGACACAAGAGCTAAACGAAATCTATCCTGTAGTAATGACTGGCAATTACTATGCTGACCCACGCATGGCTAAGTTTTCTGAGTTTGTTGGCGCTACTGCTTGGAACATTTTAAATGAGCAGGGCTTTGCTATGGATGACAAAGCGGTTGCATTTACAGAGATGTGGACGCAAGAACACTACAAACACTCTGCAATGGATCAACACGTTCATGGGTTTGGCTCACAGATTGTAGGTTTTTACTTCCTTGAAACACCTGAGAATTGCTCTCGCTTGGTGGTGCATGACCCCCGCTCTGCAAAAGTGCAGATTGACCTGCCTGAACAAAACGCAAACATGGCAACGCCTGCCAGCAAGATGATTAACTTTGAGCCAAAGCCCGGCTTGATGGTCTTTACCAATTCATGGTTAGCGCATTCGTTTACACGCCATGCCTCGGAACAACCGATTAAGTTTGTGCATTTTAATTTGGCTGTACAGATGGCTCCACCTTCCGCGTGCCCAGCGCCAGCTGCCGAGATCGTATGAACAAATACCAGATTAGATTCAACAAAAGCCGTGGGCAAGAAGGCCGTGGTTCAATGGATCACGTCTGGCGCGTATTTGAAAACGGCAAAGAGTTTCTGTTTAAGAACCTTGATATCACGACCCCCATCAAGAGCGAAAAAGACGCGAATGGGGTAGACTACAACATCACTTGCCAAGGCTACATGACAATTGATCGAGACACATCGACAGCCGTCATAACTGCCAAGGTCAAGATAAAAGAGTTAGCGTGATGTGGGACTGGGCTGAAGCATTTATTGCCGCAGCCGGTGTAGCCTGCTTCGTCATTGCTTGTAGTTATATTGTTCTCTGGGCGTTTCCGTGATTGATCCCATCACAGCTCTAGCTGGCATACAGTCGGCTGTCAAACTCATCAAGCAGGCATCAAAAACCGTTGATGACGTGGCTTCGCTCGGCCCTGTGCTGGGTAAGTATTTTGATGCCAAGTCCACTGCGTCCAAAGCGGCTGTAGAGGCTAAGAAGAAGGGTGGCTCCAGCATGGGCACAGCCCTGCAAATTGAGATGGCGCTGGATCAGGCGGCGGCTTTTGAAAAAGAATTACAGATGCTGTTCTTCCAAGCCAACAAGGTAGACGTTTGGAACAAGATTAAAGCCCGCGCACAGGCGATGGATGTGGAAGACGCACACAACGCTAGGCGTGAAAAGGAAGAAGCCGCAAAGAAGAAAGCCAAAGACCAAGAGCAACTTGAGATTGGTCTAATGTTTGGTGGTATTGCCTTGGTGTTGTTCTTAGTGTATGTGGGTATCTATGAAGCAATGGAACACTGCGCTCAAGTAAAGTGTGGGCGATGAATGAGTATCAAAAGACCGCTGATATGGCTTTTAAGATAGTCGGTGCGTGGTGGGGCGCTAATTTGTTTTTGGACATCATCCGCGTACTGCCAAACTTTATCTCGGACAAGATTGTCAACATGCTACTAGGAAAGGTTGGGTTGCTATGAGTGAAGAATCTCCAAAACACGCTTTGATTGAGAAGGTGGCGTTTGCCATCCTACCTATTCTGTTTACCTGTGTGGTTTACTTGATGAACTCACTATCCCATCTGTCCCATGAAGTGACTGTTTTAAACAACAAAATTAGTTTGGTTGTTACTTCAGACAACAAACAAGCCACGAACACTGGCGCTGAATTAGCCCGTGAAAAGTTACGTCAAGACTTGGAAAAAGAAATCCAAAAAAACCGTGATGACATCATGCACAACAGGCAAGACATTGCTGTTATTTACGAAAAACTGGGGAAAAAATAATGCTAACTTTACTCTCAACTCTTATCTCGTTTCTGATGGGTGGTTTGCCCAAACTGCTGGATTTCTTTCAAGACAAAGCTGACAAACTTCATGAACTTGCTCTAGCTCGCTTGCAAATTGAACGTGAATTAGAACTGCGCAAAGCTGGCTTTGAAGCCCAAGAGCGAATTGAACACATCAAGTCAGAGCAGTTGGCTACTGAAAGCGCGGCTAATACCCAGCAGGTTTTGATTGGCGCACAGCAAGCTGAAATGCAAGCGATCTATGCTCACGACACAAGTTTAAACGAAGGAACGTCCCAGTGGATGCGTAACCTTCGCGCCAGCGTTCGCCCCGTCATTACATACGGGTTCTTTTTCCTGCTAGTGTTTGTCGATGTAGGACTGTTTGCCTATGGTTGGAACAACGGCGTGACGTTCACAGAGTTGGCTGAGATGCTGTGGGACTCTGACACTCAAGCGCTGTTTGCTTCAATCATTGCGTTCCACTTTGGTGGTCGGGCGTTTGGTAAATGAACATCTCTGACAAGTGCCTGCACATGATTCGCCACCACGAGGGGGTGCGTCAGAATCCGTATAGATGCCCTGCAAAGTTGTGGACGGTAGGGGTGGGACATGTTATGTTTCCAGAGCAGGGCAAGTTAAAGATTGACGACCGTGACGCATTCCAACCGCCTGCTGAAGCTATGCGTAAATACAGCATGGAGGAAGTAGATGCAATTCTTAGAGCAGATTTGGACAGATTTGAGCGCGGGGTCGAGCGTTTCTGCCCTGTTGCACTTACACAAGGTATGTTTGATGGCCTTGTTAGTTTTAGTTTTAATGTCGGTTTGGGAACGCTACAGCGCTCTACGCTTCGTCAAAAGGTTATTAGAGGCGATAAAGAAGGCGCGGCAGAAGAACTCTTGAAGTATTGCATGGCGGGGGGTAAAATTCTCAAAGGGCTGCAGAATCGCCGCATTGACGAACGCGCCTTATTTCTTTCGTAGGACAACCGATGCCATTAAAGAAGCTTGTACTAAAGCCGGGGGTTAACCGGGAGAACACTCGATACACCAACGAAGGCGGCTGGTATGAGAGTGATAAAGTACGCTTTCGTCAGGGCACTCCCGAGAAGATTGGGGGTTGGACGCGTATTTCTGCTAGTACATTTATGGGTGTTTGTCGTTCTTTATGGAATTGGGTAACACTTAGCGCACTTAATCTTATTGGTGTTGGTACTAATTTAAAGTTTTATATTTCACGCGGTGGCTATTATTACGACATCACGCCTATTAGGGTAACTACAACACTTGGCTCAAACCCATTTACTGGAAACGGCACAACTACTGTAACTGTAACTGCCGCAGCGCATGGTTGTTTGACTGGTGATTTTGTAACCTACAGCGGCGCTACCGGTACTTATGCAACCACGTTTAACGCCGAGTTCCAAGTAACAGTTATTAGTGTAAACACGTACACAATTACAACGGGGTCATCAATTACTGCTGGCTCTTACGGCGGCGCTGCTGTTGTTGCGGCGTATCAAATTAATGTTGGCCCAGCATACGCAGTTCCATTGGTTGGTTGGGGTGGCGGAGCATGGGGCAGTGGCAAATGGGGCATTGGTGGAACTTCTGTTTCTCCTATCCGTTTGTGGAGCCAAAACAACCTTGGTGAAGATTTAGTCTTTGCGCCATACCTTGGGCAAATTTACTACTGGGATGCCACTGGCGGTGTAACAACTCGCGGTGTGTTGTTGTCTAGTCTTGGCGGCACGGTAACTTTAACCATTGCTTCCCCTTGCGTTATTACGTTGACCAGCGCATTACCTTCTGGTTCCGCCATTCAATTAGCTACAACTGGTGCATTACCAACAGGGTTGGCTATCAGCACTACATACTATTTACTTAACGTGTCCGGGTTAACCGCTAATTTATCAGCAACATCAGGCGGCTCTGCAATTAACACATCTGGCATACAGTCCGGCGTGCAATCCATTTCTGTGCTGGGTGATGTTCCTAGTGTACAAAATTTCATTTTTGTATCTGACGCAAGTCGTTTTACGTTTGCGTTTGGTTGTAATGATTACGGCTCTTCTACACAAAACCCAATGTTGGTTCGTTGGTCAGACCAAGAAAGTCCTACCGTTTGGTATCCGGCTTCTACAAATCAAGCAGGCAGCGTCCAACTATCACATGGCTCAACCATTGTGGCAGCCGTTCAAACCCGTCAGGAACTTGTAGTTTTTACTGACTCGTCTTTGTATTCGTTTCAATACCTTGGCCCACCCGTAGTTTGGCAAACACAACTTTTGGGCGACAACATCTCCATCATGGGACAAAACGCCGCAGTACTAGCTTCAGGTCGCGTGTACTGGATGGGTATTGACAAGTTCTATGTATATGATGGTCGTCTTCAAACTTTAAATTGTGATCTGCGTAAATACATTTATCAAGACATTAACTTATCCCAAGCAGCGCAGGTGTTTGCTGGAACTAACGAAGGTTTTAATGAAGTCTGGTGGTTCTACTGCTCTGCCAGCACTACAATTGTTGACCGTTATGTGATTTATAACTACGCCGAAAACGACGGTAGGGGTGTGTGGTATTACGGTACTTTGTCTAGGACGGCATGGTTGGATTCTGGCTTACGTGATTATCCAATTGGAGCTACTTATACGTCTGCAACTACATCTGGCAATCTTGTTGACCATGAAAATGGTAACGACAATAACGAAGATGGCACTCCTACGGCTATTTCAGCTTACATCTCCTCATCTGAGTTTGACATTGATGATGGCGATAAGTTTGGTTTTATCTGGCGTATGTTGCCGGACTTAAGTTTTTCTGGTTCAACTGGGCCATCTGCCGCTCAATTAACATTGACGCTTTACCCAATGCAGAACTCAGGTTCTGGTACTGGGACTGCGGTTCCTGCAAGCGTAACTCAACTGACGGGCGCATCGTATCTTATTACTGAAGGTTTTACCGGCCAAGTCAATACAAGGGTGCGTGGTCGTCAAATGATTCTTAAAGCATCTTCAGCAGATCTAGGCAGTGCTTGGCAGTTGGGCACAACTCGTATTGACATTAAACCGGACGGCAGACGATGACTTACGTTGTTACGTCAGAAACTGTACTAACAGAATTTGTTGCGCCTAACTTACCGTTAGCGCCGTATACTTACGACCCTAAATACCATGAGCAACAGAACAACGTTTTACGTTTGTACTTTAACCAGATTGACAACATCGTAAGACAGTTAACTGCGTCCGCAGACACATCAGGGCTGCTTGTTCCTTACGGTGCGTTTCAAGATTCCACAGATCAAACAGCTGTCAGCACAACCGTTGCCTATCCAGTTACATTTAACACCACAGACTTTTCAAATGGTGTCACTGTAGCCAGTAATAGCAGAATTACTGTAACCGATGCCGGGATATGGAACTTGCAGTTT